TCTGGGGCCATCACCTTCTCCTGCCTCATCTCCGACCCCGCCGTCTCGACCGTGCTCGAAGCAGGGGGGTACATGGAGCGGACCCAGTACACCGTCCGCCTGCCCGCTGTAACGGCCTCCTGGAGCCAGCCAGATGGGTCTATTGGGGCATCGGCGGCCACCCTCTCATCGGGTGCCCCCATCGCCTCTTTTGCCCAGGGCAAGAAGATCGTGGCCGGCGGGAAGACCGTCCGCATCACGACCCAGACCTACAAGCCCGGGTCGGCATGGATCACGCTCGTCGTCATCGACGACAACCAATAACCCGCCATGGGCATTCAGGTTAGGCTTGAGCCAAAGTCTAAGGCTGAATTCATTTCCGCTATCCAGAAGTTTGCGGCTAGGTCTAAGCAGACCCTGAAGGACGCCACCCTTGAGCAGGCTGCGCTGGCTTGCCAGGACGCGGCTAAATTCACCCCTCCCCTCGCCAAAGGCGGAGGCAACGGCCTAAGCCCAGCAGCTAAGAAGGCAGGCGAGAAAGCCATTGACCGAGATGTCGGCAAGGTCATCGCCCCGCTGACGGGCGGAACCCGAAAGACCCAGCAGGCTCGCTTCATCAAGCGACTTGGCTCCCTTGCGTTGAACGATAACGCCTCCCTTTTTTGGAAGGTGGCAGCCAAGGGCTCGAGCGTACTGAATGGCAACCCCTTCCTAGCCCGAGTCCTGTCTGATCGTTACAACGGATTCGGCACGGTGTGGGGCTTCAAGAAGCTCCGCAACTACTTCAACAGAATCGGGACCAAGGTGTCCGGAGAATTGAACCAGGCGTACCTTCAGGACGTATCGCAGATTAACAACGTATACCGACCAATCTACAGAAGGACGGGCGGACGCCTTTGGAAGAACGGACGCAACGTCAGCGGAATTAACTCGATGACAAAGTATGTTGCCGAGAACAAGGAAGACATCGCCGCTTACGTAGCTCAGAGGCAAGAGAGCGTCGGCGCCATCAAGTCCGGCTGGGCTATGGCTCTCAAGTCCCTTCCCAAGCCCATGATCAGCGGAGTCGCGAAAGACTATGGCGTCGAACTCCTAAAGACCGCCTGGATTACTAAGCACTCTTCGGTTCACGGCATGAGTCAGACCGCATTTGGCCAGAACTCCAATAACGTCGTTATGACCAACATGAACGGCAATATAAATGGAATCGCCGACCAAGCCGGCGTCCTTGGGTTGGTTTATGCGAACCGAATCAAGCAGATGCCGGCACGCGTCCGTTTTCTAGTCCAGCAGGACATCAACAAATTTAACAAGAAATAACCATGGGCACGAAATCTATCAGGCATATCTGCGAGTCTACCCTCGCCACCTACCTATCCACCCAGACCGGGCTGACCGCCGTGGCCTTTCTGACGGGCGACAGCGCCGCAACCCAGACCCTGCCCAAGGCCGTGGTCCTATGCGAGTCCGCCCGCAGCCCTGCCGACCTCCCCGAGGGCCTCGGCAACTATGCCTGCTCGGTCCGTATCACCCTTTTCTCCAACGCCGACGACACGACCCTCGCCGATCACCGCGCCCGCTGCGCCGCCCTGTCGGGCAATATGCGTGACCTGACCTCCATCAAGGCCGCCTTCGTCACCTCTACCGACGCGGCCTGCTATGACGTCACCATGACCTCCGAGGACGAGGGCATTGACGAGCGCTCCTGGGCGACCTCCTTCGCCTTTGACGTGCTGGTGGTCCTGCCCGCCTGAACCTAATTCCAAAGCCCGCAAATACAAATGGCCGCCATCTCTACCGGAACCACCTGCATCTACGGAGTCGCGGGTACTGTCGCTAACCTGTTCGTGCAGTCCTACAGCCTGTCGTCCTCCTTCAATGCCGAGGCCACGGTGGCCGACGAGGATGGCATCACGAAGACGGCCCGCTATGACGACCGTAAGACGGAAATCACCATCGAAGGCATCGCCAAGACCACGACCATGCCGGTCCTCGGTGCGACCCTGTCCTTCACGGTGAACACCCTTTCGGCCTACCCCTCTGGTTCGGCTTCCGCGTCTTTCACCGGCACGGTGACCAAGGTCGACGACAAGGGCTCGAACAAGGGCTTCACCGCCGTCACGATCACTGCGGTCGACTACGAAGGCATCACGCCTGCCTAATTGACACCCCTGAAAAGGGGGTAGCATCAAGGAAGTGGACCGCCGTTTCCTGAATGCCTACATCGACCCGGCGCCTTTTCGGTTGCTGGGTCGAGTGCTTTATCCGTGGTGCCTGAAGTACCGCGTGCGTCTGATGGCCTTCGACTCCCCGCTGGTCACAGGCTCCCGCGGCATCACCCCTGCGGACCTAATCTTCGCCTGCCAAGTATGCGCCGAGGAACCGCTGGGCGACATAGGCTGGCTGGACAAGCTGCGGATAATGTCGCTTCAAAGAAACCCAGCAAACTTCGATAGAATGCTGGAAGCCTTCGCAGGCTACATCTTAGTGGCCGACTGGCCGAAGTTCTGGGAGCAGACGAAGACCAAGTCAGGGGGCGGCGACAAGGGCGTGCCTTGGCCGCTGTCCATCGTGGCGAACCTCATCGCGTCGGGCATACCTGAGCAGCGGGCTTGGGAGATGCCGGAGTGTCAGGCCATCTGGCTGAACTCCGCCCTGGCTATCCGCAAGGGGGCGGACGTGGCGATCATGTCCCCCGAGGAGGAAGCCTTCATGGCGGAAGAGGAGGCCCGCGAGTCTGCTTCCAATCCTGCAAAGGAAAGCACCCCCTGACATGGCCCAAGACCTGACAGTCAACATCAAGACTTCCTCCGACGTCCCAAAGGCCATGGATAAGGCCAAGGAGGCAACGGTAAGTTTTTCGAAGCAGCTCGAGGACATCCAGAAAAAGTTCAGCACGGCATTTAAGGATGCCGTATTCTCTTTCGCAGCCCCGCTTGTAATCATTAACAAGATCATGGGGGAAATCGAAAGCGCCATGCAAAGGTCGAGGGAGATTGCCCGCAAGGGTTTCGAGGACATCGCCAGCGGGGAGAACAAACTCGCCGACGCTCGCGAGACGCGGATGGCCCGCTTCATCAAGGCCCAGCAAGACGAGCAGGACTACATTAAACAGACTGAGGCTGGCCGTGCTGAGAGCGCCGGACGGTTCGTGGACAAGAACCAGATGGACTTCCTGCTTAACAAGCCGGTGAGCTTCTTCGCCGCGTTGATGGGGGAACTAGGCATCGGCAAAGGCTTTGGTTACAGTTTCGTCCAACAGGCCGCGATGGAACGCTTCGAGGCCAAGAACCCTGTCGACCCTAAGGCCGAAGCGGCAGCCGCTGCCGAAGCCGCGGCCAAGGCAAAGCCTGGCTCATTCAAAGGCCCAGAAGGCTTTTCTAACGTCGTCGGCGTCGGCCCGAACCCGGTCATCGAGGCTATGACGCAGCAGCTCGAAGAACAGAAGAAGCAGACCGCCCTCCTAGAAAGGATTGCCGGAGACTCTTGGGCAATCCCTCCCGACTTCACCAAGTCAAACGCTACCCCTTCACGCGCATCAATGCTCACCCAATAACATGGCCCTCATCGAAACCGGCAACGCCCTGACGACTCCGATCATCCAGCCAGGTTGGACGATTAATGGAGATGGCTTCGGACTAATTACGTCTTCTACAAAATTTAAGGGAGACTGGGAGGTTGATTATGTCCCTCTCGTAGTCCGTGGAACCGCCCACCCTGACTCCTCTTATTCCTTTTTGAAAGCGCACAAGTACGCAATCAGCTGGGACCAGTTGGGAATTGCTACTCTGACCATCGACTACGTGGGCATCGACCCGAGCATCAACTCGGGAAACAGGACTAACCCGAATCTTTCAAGCGCTAACGGTCTGACGGCTGAAAGCATCACCAGCCACCCCAACTTCTTCAGCACATACTCGCCGTTCACCGCGTCTATTGCCGGCCCTGCTCCTTATACCCAAGACACGCCGAACAACCTTGCCCCAACCGTCGGAACTGGGCCTGCTTATCTCGGCCTCAACGGCGCCTGTTTCGAAAAAGCCAATGGGGGTCGCTTCATCGGTTTCGTAGACCCTTCGGTCGCCTCGCTTTACGGAAAGACGCAGTACCTTGCCACGACGACCAGTTATTCGGGCGTGGTTTATTACAAGAACGTGAGCAACGTTCAGGCCCTTCTCCTGCTCCTGAACACCGCGTCGTCAACGGCTTCATGGGGTTCTGAGTTCCCTCTCCTGCCCGCTTGGGCTCCGATCGGCACCGTCAGCGGCGTCGGACACAAGAACCTTCTGTCCCAGGTCAACGTCGAGGAGTTCGGCTCTCTGTATAAAGTAAATTACGAAATCCGTTATTCTAAGGAAGGATGGAATAACAAGGTATACGTCAACATCGCCGCCCCATGAGCATCCAGCCCGGTGTAGGTTACACATTCACTTCGTCCAGCCTAGGAACGAACTTCAACATCGAGAAGCCCTGGAGCGAATGGGACCCTACCAGCGCCGCCGTCGACCAAATCGTCCAGCAGTTCCAACTGCGCTCAGTCCGCGTCGGCACGGCGAACAAGCTCCAGATGGCGAAGGGAACCGTATCCTTCACGCAGAGCAATATGCCCCGCGTACGCCTCGGCGGTCACTACGATCAGCGTCAGGCATGGATTAACAAGGTGGCGGTCTACGGCTCAGGCGTCTCTCGCACGGCGGGAACAGGCTCCCCTGTCTGGATGGAGGCCGGAGGCTACTTCAACATCACGACCGCTGGGACGTACTACGTCACGATCAGCAAGTTCGACATCAACCAGTCGAACGACGACACCGAGTCCGCCCTACTGAACGCCGAGACGCCCTGGGTGTCCATCTTCCCCGCCGGCGACGCCATCGAGTCGGCCATCTTCTCCGAGACTGGCCCGTCCGAATACGTCAACAAGACGAACATCCACAAGATGTCGGGCTACGATGCCACGTCCACCGGCCTATCCGGGGACTGGGGTAACTGCCACACGACTTGGTTCAACCCGGTCAAGTGGGGCTATGCGGTCAAACTGATCGCCACGGTGACGGTCACGGCTGTAGGAGAAGGGGTCGAGTTCGCTATCGACCAGCACATCGTCGGCCCTATCGACCTCAACATCCCCTGCCTGTTCAACGGCACGACCCTGTGCAATCAAGACGACCTGAACGAGGCGAACGACCCTTACAACCAGAACAAGGATTCCGACCCTGCATGGTCTTTCATCGTCAACGCTGACACCCTCACCGCGTTGAACACAATCACCCCGGCGAACGACGACTGGTTCCAGGAGTTCGTCGGGCCGGCCGACTGGACTTCGACCAACTACATCGGCCTTACCGCGGGAAGCTGCGCGGCGCAGGACGACGGCGAGACTTGCGAGCATCCGTTCCAGTTCCATCCGTTCACCGTCGTGGTAGACCCAACCAATCCGTCGCTGACCCTTTACCGCGCCAATGTCTGCGCTGGTATGGTAAACAACCTTGTTCCTTTCGACGAGTACGGACCAGGCGGACAAAAACTTCCAGCCACCATCGACTTCCTCGTCAACGAGGACGTCAATATTTACCTCCGACTTGGCGTAGAAGCATATGCTTCCAGCAATCCCGTTTTCCCAGTTACGGACGAGTCCAGCGCATACTATCCGACCATGGTTCAGTACCTCGTATCGTCCACACAGCCTGTCGACACCGACGAGTATTGCTACATCCTCATGGGTACGGCTAGGAACCTTACAGACCCTGCAACATTCACCATCGACCAGATGGTCAGCGGATCGCTGTGGGTCGACCGCATCAAGATGGGCACGCAAACGGCTCGTTACTACTGGGCCCGCGTCTGATGGGCGTCATCATCGGCCAGACCGACCCCCTGACAGGCGACTTCTACACGACCTGGGCGAAACTGCGCTCGCCTATTCTCGGGCAGAATGCGACTTCATCGTCTTCGTACAGCACATACAGTTATCAGTATGCGGCTGGCGATGGGTTTAAGACTTCTTACGGAACCCTGTTGCGGTTCGATATGCGCTACGACAGCACTACCTGGCCTGCTGGCTTCTGGCGACCGACGTTCTTCTTCAGTGAGGACAACTTTTTTTCGGTCAATGGCTGGTACGCCAGGCTGTCCGTGGCTTCCCCATCCCTGACTAACGAGGACATTGCCGAACTGACTGGGGAGGTGGTCGTGGCCTCCGGCACGGTCGGGACGTTCATCATGGCAGCCGACTTCTTCACCCCTGCTCAGCTAATTCAGGCTGGGTCTGGCTTCAGCCCTCCCTACCCGGTCGAGCAGCCCATCCTCTCCGTCGGCAAGTTGAACGCATTTTAGCCTAACCCACCCCCCTTCCAATCGGGGCAAGGTTAGACCCGATGAGCTGCTCTAACACCGTAACCGTCTCGAAGGGCAACACCTTCGCCTGCACGTTCACCTGGACGCCCGGTGCCTCGGGGCCTGCCGACCTGC